GACTTTTCCTTCTTTTCCATATTATACCCCCCTGCTTGAGTAGTAGTAAGCATTGGCTTGACGTCTCTCGAGGCTGCTATCAATAGCACATAGCTCTTCTTTTTCTTCTATAGCGAGTTCTAGAGCTTCAGGATCGTACTCATTCATTTTCCAGTTAACACCCAAGAACATAGCCTCTCTCAGCTTCTTCTCCCAGGAGTCAACCGCATCAAACATGTGCAAGTCGGTTAAGGCACACCATTGGTCTTGATCTAACTCAATGTTGTAGAATTTGGCTTTTTGAAGGTAAATTTGTTCTTGAGCAGTTAATACCGTCTCAAAGTCAGTACTGGTATCAACTATGTGTTGTAAATTCCTCACCGGGGCCTGTTGTAAAAGATGCTCCTCTATTGTAGCAGAAATAGCCTGAAAGTCAAGGTTTGCAGAAGGTTTTACCTCGATACCTAGCAGCTTTGCCTTAGCAAGTTGCGTGCTTTTCCAAGCGTCGAGATATGGAGTAGCAGAAATATCAAACGTATTATTTTCGTGACTCTGAATATTTTTTGTCATAAACTTTACTCCTGTTAATGTTAACCGCATTTACAGGGCGAAGGAATACGAAAACCTCCGCCCCAAGCAGGAGATGTTCAGGCCTCCTGCTTACCACCTCTTTCAAGGTGATAAGTGGAGTATATTATAATATTCGATAATTGTCTAGTACTTTATTAGGTATTTTTATTATTTATTTTGTAATCTCACTTTTTCTTCTAGATACCCAATTCTGATAATATTCACCTGCGATAAGAACATTGTCTAATACAATGATATTTTCTGCATTCCGAGCGTCTGCATTTAAAGTAAAGTTAAAGCTGCCTGTAATTACTTTATAGTGGTCTATAATCATAACTTTATTATGTGCAATGCCTGCTACTATATCTTTAAACACAGGGATTCCAACCTCAGTGAAGCGCTTTAAATTCTCTTTATATCTTGGGGTAAAATTGCTACGATCTAAAATTATCTGTACGCTTACCCCTCTCCTTTTGGCTTCTATTAGAGCAGAAATAATTTTTTCATGAGTAAAGCCGTAAGCTTGTATATATATAGTACTTTTAGCATTATTGATCTGGTCAATTATAATTGAGCTGCAATTATTGGGAGGCGTAAAGCAAATTTTGTATTCCAACGAGGAAAAAGCAAATATAGGATAAGGGAGACATATTGCTAATATAAAGACCGCAGCCTTATACAATTTACTTGCCGAAGATAAGTAAATATGCATTTTTAAGTTTTTCATTAAAATAGAATTAAAACCTTGTTTTTTACTTTGTATTAACCTCATTTGTTTCCCCTAGTAGCACTCCGATTTTCCCTGGAAATCTTCCAGGATCAAACTCTAATAATTTCTTTTTTGCAATAAAGTTAGGACAACCATAAAGCCGTAGAGTAAGGTAACCGTATTGTTTTTTATCGAGGCAATCATAGAGACATATGGCGTATAACGGCTGATCATGTAAATGTAATATGGCTTTTGAGCTGCAGATTTTTCCATTTTTTGCATCTTTAAAAGCAACCTCTTTTTCTTTTAATACTTGCTTTGTATAAATTTCCAACAGTTTTTGCATTTCCTCAGAAGAAGGTTTTGGGTTAGCCTCAAAGTTCTTCTTCACGAGTTCATCGCTACCTATCGCTGGATTATAACAAACCAGTGTCAATAGAATTAGCAGAACCCTCGGTTTGGTATTTTGTATAACTTGTATCATAATTTCTCTGGAGTTGGTGGATTCAACCTAACCTTCAGCGTCATATGGATTTCTTATTATTATATAGTTGTATAATATACTGAACCCTCTCTTCGTTAACTTTATAAGAATTCTGACGAGTAGATTGCTGGCGCACTCTAGTTATATATCCATCTTTTTCCAGCCTGCTTAATATTATATATACCGTAGGTCTAGATATCCCAGCTTTGGCCTGTAGATAAGAAGCACTTATATCAGCTACACCATTCACAGAAGTCGCTACTATGGTTTTTAGTACTATGCGTTGCGCTACGGTATAGACGTCGAAATCCTCTATTGCCGCTAATGCTAATTGTATATTCATAAATTTTATTTAGATTGCTTAAACTGTATATTCCTATATATAGGAATATTCTAAAAAAAAGCAAGGAATTTTTCTCCCTTTCTTATTGACAACATAAAAACCCCCTGCTAATTATATAATATATTTCGCAAATAAATAAAAATATGGCTCTTTTGAATACTCACGCGACAGTTAAAAAGTTTGTACATTTCGGCCTTTCAGAAGATCAAGCTGAAGCTATCACGGAAGCTATAAATGAACAAAATCAGGAATTAGCTACTAAATCTGATCTAGCCATACTTCGCTCTGACATGAATAGTATGAAAGCTGAACTTAAGTCTGAAATAACTCTAGTGGAAAGTAACTTAAGGGCTGAAATTGCTTTAGTACAATCTAACTTAAAATCAGAAATTTCAGAAGTTAGATCAGAAATTAAAAACTTGGGAACGGAATTACGCGCAGATATAAGGACTTTAAGAGCCGACGGTATTTGGCTGAAGGGCATACTTCTTATTATATTAGGCCTGTTAGTAAAACTGACATTTTTTAATGGATAAGGGCTCTTTAAGTAGTATAATGAGCAGTAATAATTTTTTTGAGAAAATAAGAACTTAACTTAAAGATACTACCCTCCGTTTAAGAGGGCGTATCAATTCTGTTTAACAACGATTTAGAAAATGAAGCTTTGGCGGGCGGGATTTTCTAAGTCACAGCGTAGTGAGTAAAAGTTATCATGCTAATGCACAAAAACCCTTTTTTACTTAAAAACCAAGCGACAAAGACTTTACGAAGGTTTTTATCGCTGCGGTTTAAAGCATTTTTTACAAAAGCAAGGCTTGTGAAAGGGAGGCCTGTATGAAAAGCAAGGCTTTGGAATCACAGTACTCGGTTTGTATGATTAATTTTATAGCACTAAAAAATTCACTGGTCAAGAGGCTTGACTCTCACTTTTTTAACTATTTTGGCCAAAAAGTGAGACCCTATGGCCAAACGGAAGCTACGCTTTTTGCCATTCTAAAACGGCTGATAGCTGCGGCATACAAGGCAAAAATTAATTTTATTTTTCAAATTAACAAGGTCTCACTTTTTAGCAAAAATGGTTACTTTTGTGAGACTGTCGCAAGCAAAAACTTTCATTTAGACTTAAATTCTTCAATTAAAGAGTTTCAAAAATGAGTGATGTTTTCAATGTGTTAGCTTCTGATGGCGAATTACAGCTAAGAATGCAAAATCTTGCCTTTATTAACAATAGGAAGTTAGGCAAACATCCTTTAGATATAGGGTTGAAGTTTCAAAGAAGTCTTAGGCAAGGTGTAGAAACTCCTATTAGAAATGATGATTTAGAAACCTTTTTAGGATACGGAATTACTCAAGCGCAAAAGTATCTCAGTAAATTAGAAGAAAGCGGGATCATTTCTGTAGATATTAAGTCGTGCCCTAAGGCAGGTAAAAATATCCCACATTACACTTTAGCCAAACTTCCAGAGCTAACTTTAGAACAAATTGACTACTTAATTAACAAGGAGAATGAAGATCTTCTTCCGGTCTTAAACACCAGTAAAAATAATATTCCTCTTCAGGACTATCTTCAAATCAAAAAGTCCTTTCAAGAATACGAGGATAGGATCCATAGATTGCTTTTTCTAAAACTTCAACATTTAGAAATTCCATTTATCACTAGCAATATAGAGTCTGTTCATAAGGCTTTAGACATATCGAACCAGGAGGTAACCAATGAGTACCATATTTAAGACGCCGCTGATATTCGAGCTAGAGGGAGAACAACCTAGGGCAGTTAACAGCAACGGTATTAGACAATTAATTAAATAAAAATAGGAAAATTATGAGTCAAACATCGCGCAATAAAGAGCTTGAAGAGTTAAAACGGTGGGTCGGTCTTATTGAGGCTGAGTTGCGCGCTCTTGAACCTATTGAAGAGGAAGACATGGGTGTTGGATACAACTGGTGGCCCCGTTGGAACAACAGAGAATTTTTTAGGGAAGCTAAAGAAAGGATTAATTACCTAAAAGAGCAATATAAAACTTCAGCAACTTTATTGATCGAGAAAGGAGGAAGGCCATGAGCGAGAACCGAAACAGCAATATATTTAATACGCAAGACATCAAGCTGTTAGCTAAGCGCGTGCTACGGATGGCAGCGAACAGCGAGACGGATAACGAGATCTTTGTTGAGGACGCCACTGCCTTAGCAGAAGCGCTTGAGAATGTAGATGAAATTATATTTAAGGAGGAAGCCGATGAGTAACACCCAAATCGAACATTACAAAACTATATTTGAACCTTACCAAGCCTATGAAGAGCCATCTCTGAGTATAGGGGCGAAAAGGCTTTTATCTCAGTTACAAAAATATGATTCCAGAGGTGAATTTTATTTACTTATAGAAAGATCTCCTCTTAGCGGTTATGTGCTGCTTAATTATAAAAGATTAAGCGATGATCTAGATTGCTCTGTAAAAGCCGTAAAACGCTACTTTGAAGAGTTAGAACACTTCGGCTTTGTATCGAGATGCATAGTTAGGCTCGTCGAAATAAAGAAAAGTAGGGGAATGTAACATGAAAGCTAAAAAAGATAATGTATCTTATGTAGACTTTACTGCCAAGAAAAAGGTTTTTCGAAAAATAGAATACCAATGGGATGAGATTCGTAGAGCCTGTAATCACAATAAATTCTTAGGGTGTAAGGCTGTAAACATATTGTCTAATGCCATTCACAGATTAGAGAAAGAAGAAGTTATAACTTATACGCATAGTTATATTACCAAGCACTTTACTCGAACCAAGTATGAACAAAATAATAATATACTTGATGAATTAAACGAGGTTTTAGATATTAAATTTAATCGCTCGGGTACTGCAAATGGTAAGAAATATAGAGATAGATTTGAGGTACGAAAAAACAAAAATACTGACCGAATTTTAGAGAATCCAACACTTTTTTATAGCACCCAAAAACCTGTTGAACCCTTAATAAATTCAGACAGTCAACGAGGGAAAAAATTAAGTGTTGTCTCTGAAAAAATTCAGACAGCTCTACATATATATAGAGAGGAAGAAATAGAAGAGATAGCCTATAGCTATCTCTCTTCTATTTCTGACGTAAAAGGAATCAAAGAATGCGTGTACGTGAATAACGAAACATCACCTGATGCTGCTCTGCCTCTTACGGGCAGCAGCACAGGTGAGTTTCTCTCTCAACCTCGTAAGAGCCAAGCAACCGAACCTACAGACCCAGTTAAAGCTGCTAAACCTCGTTTGGTCATAACAGCCGCTATGCAACAGGGAACAGTACCGATGCCCTTACTACCGCAAGCAAGAGGGTTGGCAAGTGATGAGGTGGGTACTGCCGAGTCTACTTCCTCGACACCACCGCCTACTTTACCGCCAGTGCCACCGTTAGTACCCCCTGTAACACCACCTCCAGCAATGACTACTGAGGAGGAGCAGGAGCAATTTAGGCAACACCGAACAAGGCAGCAAGAAGCCGTATCAGACAAACCAAAACCTTTAGGAGCAACTATTCTCTCACTGCTACCAAAGCTTGGCCTTGAAGACGAACTAACTACTAAGATATACCAAAAAGGGGTAGACTTCCAACTCGAAGTTGAAAACTCTAAGGCTTGTGGTACTACCGAACAAGGCATAAGTCCTAAGATTACGGAGAAAACCGGCCCGGAAGCTGACCGCTTTACTGCCCAGCTCGAGCCTGAAGCAAAACCAAATGGCATAGACGCAGAATTCCAGCGAGTTCTAGCAGAAAAGACTGAACGCAATGCTGTTTGGCAAGGTGTCTTAAGCCGAGTTACGGGAAGTATGGGCGAGATCCATGACCCCTTGAGCGGCAAGATGCGTGAGGTAACTTTGGAGGACATACAGGGCCAATTTGGTAACATGAACTACAAGGTCGATCTAGAGGCTAAGCGTATAAGACTCAAGGCTAAGAGCGAGTTATGGATACCTGCGTTTGAGCTTGTCTGGCTTGCGAAGTTCAAGGAGGTTGCTGCAGAAGTTGGTTATAGCTTTGAGCTGGTGAGAACCCTGGAGGAAAAGCAATGAGTACTGCAATGGCAAACGTTTACCCAATTTACGCGAGTCCCCTAAAGGCCAAATGGCAGCGAGTGGTACAAGATGCGATAGAGTCTTACGAGCACAAGGTTGATAAGCTAGATATTGGGCTTACTTTGAAATCATTTGAAGTTGAGGAAGATGCTGCGTTTAAGACGGTAACCTTAAGCGGGGCAGAATTTAATATTAACTGGTTGAAGAGACAAAACTTGGAGGTCTTTAGGACCAGTTTTCATAAGGAGTTTCCAGAGTACAGATTTAAATTAATTAAGGAGAAAAAATAATATGCCAAGGGCAACAGAAATCGATAAAAAAATAGGAAGAAAAATTTTAGAATTACGCTTAGCTCTGGGTTTAAGCAGGGAAGATGTAGCTGAAAATCTAGAAGTAACCCAGCAGCAAATAGCAAAATACGAATCTGGTAAAAATCGTCTTTCAGTCAGTAGGTTGTTGGAAATAGCAGCAGCATTAGACGCAGAGCCATCGTACTTTTATTCAGATCTTACAGATACGCCTAATTCAGGAGAGTTAGATTATAGGATCAGAATGAATCTAGAGTTGGCTCGAAACTTAAAGAATATAGACAATAAAGATGTCCAAGATACATTTCTACAATTGACTAAGAAAATAGGCGATCAATTAAAAAAAATTAACTCAAATTAATTAAACAAAGGAGAAATAAAGTGAACAATAAGGAACTACAGAATGATTTATTTGAGGCAATAGACGCTGGCAACCTACGTAGAATTGAGGTGCTAATAAATATGGGGGTAGACGTAGGAGTAGAACGCTTAATATCTCCTGTGTCAACTACGTATATTACTCCCTTACAGCATGCTATTAATAAGAGAAATACTGATATAGTAATACTGCTTTATGAAGCATCAGGTAAAAACGGAATTATTAGCGAGGATGACCGAATGAGGGTTAATCAATATTTAAACCCACCACAAGTCTTTATACCCTCAGATCAAGTTGTAATAGATATAAAAGTTAAAAACGAAGAGGCTGAAGAGCAAAAGCCTATCGAGCAAGAGCAAGAAAAACTAATAAAAAAAAGTAACAAAGGAGCAAAGAAATGACGCTGCACACAGATTTCAACACGGCAGAGAGTTCAAGCTACGATCTTATACCGGACGGTACAATTGCAAGAGCTACTCTAGATATTCAGTCTGGCAACTACATGGGGGGGTTCTTAAACAAGAATGATATGACTGGCTCAATAGGCCTAAAGGCAGAGTTTACTATCGCATCGGGCGAGTATAAGGGACGTAAGGTGTATCAACTTATAGGAATTGAAGGCACGAAGAAAGACGAGACTGGTAAGGACAAATGGGGCGGTATGGGTAGAAAACTCATAAGGTCACTCTTAGAATCTGCAAGAGGTATTAGTTCTAAAGATGAATCACCAAAAGCTGTTGCTGCAAGAAAGATAGAGTCCTACGCTGAACTTAAAGGGCTGTCATGTCTAGTCAAGATAGGTGTAGAAGAGGATAAAACGGGCCAATACAAGGATAAGAATAAGGTTACTAAAGCCATAACTATTGATAATAAGGAGTACAGCCAGGTTAAAGATGATGAATCGCCAAACACTTCAGCTAAGCAACCGATTCCGAATGTTGGACATTTGCCTAGCAAAGCAGGCAGTGGTTCTATGAAGGATTCGCTAGACGACGAGATACCGTTTTAACTTTAGAGGATAAATAAGATGAATAAATTTTTAAGTGTTTTGGATGCAATTATCACTGAAACTCTACCATACCTAGTAATTATAACAGCTTCGCTGGTTGCTACGAAAGCACTAGGGTACTCAAATTATAGCTGGTTGGCAGCAGGTTCACCCGCGATTCTTGCAATACTTATTATAGGAATAGTGAATTTCCTTAGTATATTTGCAGAGCGAGATTAACTATGGAACAAGAAGTGATGACAAAAGAAGCAGAGATGATAAATTGGTGGCATACCACTATTAAAATAAGTGAGCTTAAGGAATATAAGCATAATCCACGTAAAATAGGCGATAAGGAGTTGGCAAAATTAACATCTCATATTAAGGAGGACGGCTATCATCAACGTATTATCGTGAATAATGATTATACAATTATTGGCGGTCATCAAAGGAAGAAGGCTTTACTTGCAGCAGGATACACTGAAGATAGTGCTATTGAAGTACTAGTTTCTAATAGGCAGCTGACTGAAAAAGAACTAGATCGGATTAACGTTAGAGATAATTTGCCGTTTGGTGAATACGACTTAGACATTCTAGCTGAACGATTTGAGCTTGGTGAGTTAGTAGATATAGGCATACCTGAGGAGATGCTACGAGGTTTTGGTGAAGACGATATTTTAACTTCGGAAGAAGATCAAGTGGGGATCGAAATACCAGAAGAGCCTAAGGCTAAGCTAGGTGACATTTACATACTCGGTAGTCATAGACTGATGTGCGGAGATAGCACTAATCCTCAGCATGTAGGACGCTTACTTGACGGGGCAGAACCTATATTAATGGTTACGGATCCTCCTTATGGAATTAACTATGAACCAGAATGGCGTAACGAAGCTAAAAAAGGCAACAATAGTTCTCGAGTCGGTGCGGTTTTAAACGATGAGAGATATGACTGGAGCGAGGCTTACTCATTATTTACAGGTGATGTTGCCTATGTCTGGCATTCAGATAAGTATAGTCATAAGTTTGCTGAAAGCATAGAAAACTGTGGCTTTGATCTTATAAACTTAATTATTTGGAGCAAAAATAGGTTTATTCTTAGCAGAGGTGATTATCACCACCAGTATGAGCCTTTATGGTATGCCGTTCGCAAAGGAAAAACGCATAATTGGCAGGGTAAACGTGACCAAAGTACTATCTGGGAAATCGACAGCTACTCAGGCGGGGCAGGCGATGGTGAGGAACAAACAAACCACGGTACGCAAAAACCTTTAGAGTGCATGTTAAGGCCTATACTCAATAATTCTAAAATAGGACAAGGAGTGTACGATCCTTTTGGCGGTAGCGGCACGACCTTAATTGCCTGTGAAAAATCCAAGCGTAAGTGCTACATGATGGAATTATCGCCAGCCTACGTGGATATGATAATTAACAGATGGGAAAAAGAAACGGGCTTAAAGGCGTTATTAGAAGATGAAAGCAAATAAATCAGGCCCAGTGCCTATCAAATTAAATTCGGAACAAATCAAAGAAATGGAACGTATGGCACCGTTTGCTACTACTGAGCAAATTGCTGATGCTTTAGGGATAAGTAGAAGAGTCTTTTTTAATATTCTTAGAAGAGATGAGGAGAACTATGCACTATATAAAAAAGCAAGAGCAAGAGGTCTTAATTTTGCAAGTAGCAAGCTTATGCAAGGGATCAAAAAAGGTGACAATGCGGCGACAATTTTTTATTTAAAAACACAGTGGGGCTGGTCAGAAAAACCTATAAAGACCATAGATACTAGTGATTTCAATATCCAGTTAAAAACCCCTGAGGATTTAAGCCTTGCTATGTCTAAGTTGATAGAACAAGTCATGGTGGTAGGCGGATTAGAGATAGACCAAGCTTATAACTTGATTAAGATCATTAACGGTATTAAGTTCACTGAGCAATTCGGTAAGCAAAATGAGCAACTCAAGAAGCTAACGGACGAGCAGGTTAAAACCTTTATGGGTTGGATTGAGGAAGCTGAAAAAAATACTTAAATTATTTTAAATAAAGTGTTGACATCGTGTGTAAAATAATGTTATTATACACATATAACAACTAAATATGAGTATTTTTATGGGCAACGTAAAAGCAAACACCACTACTTATTGTTACTATAACCTGCAATATGCACTTGTTAACTTTCTAAAACTTTGTCGTAATAAACGATTTGAAACTGGCAAATCTGAGGCGGATAAAATGAATGAATTAAAAGTATCTGCTGAACTCCAAACTTTAGTGGCTGCTCAATATCCACATCCTAGTAAAAATTTTGATAAAGAATACATAGTTGATAATTTAGGGATGTGGATGAGCAAAGTATTACATCCAATAGATGCAGTGAGAATTGCAAAAGAACATTTTTAAGGAATATTAAATGAGTAATTACCCACGTAGAATGTCTATTTATTTAACAGAAGAAGATTATCAACATTTAGAGCAATTAGCTAAGGAGAAGTATCAAACAAGTGTAGCAGCAACGTTGAGAGTATTACTCCATAAAGCAATTGTTATGGAATTAAATAAAAAGATAGAAGTTTAAATATGGAGCTATTCAATAAAAAACAAAAAGAATGAATAGAAGCTATTAATAAAGATGATAAAGAGCTTATTTATAAAATCCTTGATGACTGGAGCTTAAGTAAAATTTAAGGAAATATAGCAGTTGACAGTAAAGTGCAGTCAATATAGACTATAACAATAAATATAGGGTGTATTATGAGTTTAGATATACAAGTATTCACGAGGATTACCAGAGATATGGAGGTAGTCTTGGATAAAATTGCTGAGGAGCAAGAGAGAAGCAGAAGCTTTATCGTACGGAAGGCTCTCGAGCAATATTTGCAAAATAACGTAGTTAATTAATCAAAAGTGAGATTGAGATAATGAGTAAAATGATTGAAGAAGTCGAGGAAAAAGAAGAAAAGGATAGTGACATGAAAGAACGTGTATTAGGTATATTACAAGACTTAAAAATCGAGGTGACCCAAGGAGTAGAGATATTTGAAGGTTTCCTAGCTGGATTCAAGTTTAATATTAATACTAAGGACAGCGTGGCTTTAAAAACTTTTAAGGCGAATGGGCTAAAACTAGAAAATAAATTAGCTGAATTAAATATTAATTTAAAGGAAGCAGCGAATAGTATTATAACATTCGCAGACCCAACTTTTGATAGCACATTTAAAATGTTATTTGGCGTTGATAAACCAGACAATAAAGAAATATTAATCAGTCTGTTGAATAGCTTATTAAATTTCCAAGACGAAGATCAAAAAATAGTTGACCTTTCAATAAGTACTAACGATCTACCAAGAGATATTTTTTCATATGACAAAAAAGAGGGAAGTCTTGATGGTGCTGTGGATATACTATGTACGACTACTAATGGTAAGAAAATAGCTGTAGAAATGCAAAGAGCTAAAGAGCATTATTCTTTAGCAAGGACTCAAGAGTACATGTCGAAAATGATTTCGATGCAAATGAAAAGTAAAGATAGTAACAAGTACGATACAGAATTACTTGATACCTATATTTTAACAATTGCAAAAGATAATTTATTTGTAGGGAAAAACGACTCTTTAGTCAAAAAGCATGTACATACTGGGATAAATATTGAGAATAATCTTTATGAAGTAGATGTAGAACCAGTAATTAAACAAACCGGTCAGGTCTTTCCAGGTAATAAAATGCATTGGAAATTTTTTGAATTGTCTAAATTTAAAGAACATAATAATAGTAAGAATTTAACAAAGAATAGCGAATTAAAATATCAATGGCTAGAATTTTTTAATGAATGTAGTAAACAGTTAGAAGAACCGGATAGGAATGAATTAATTAAAAAGGGGTACGAGATTATGAAAATGAGTTTATGGAATGATGATCAACACATTTTATATTGGAAACAGCAAAAGAATGAAAGAGATGCTATTGAACATCAAAAAGCAGAAAATTTAAAAGCTTTTGAAGATGGCCTTTTTAAAGGAGAACTAAAAGGCAAACTCAAAGGTGAAGTAAAAGGAGAGATCGGGAAGATAAAGATGGGTATTGACGCTAAATGGGAAGATGAAAAGATTCTCAAAAAATTAAAATATACAAAAGATAAATTTGCAGATATAAAATCATATTTTAATACAAATCCTGATGAAATAAATAACTCTGACAATGAAAGTCAAATCTGCAATGACCTAAAATTAACCGGTGGAATGAATATAGAATATGACGGGGATTTTAGTTAAGGCTTCGTTAATTTCTTAACTTCTTCTCATTGTATTTCCGCAACACTTTCCATAACGTATATTATAGAACAATTTTTAAAGCCTCTTTTTAAGAGAGATTTTGGTAGTTTTAAGAAATTCGGAGAGGAGGAAATTTAAGTGGGCTGTCGATTTTTATAGCAGCAGAAACAGCCCACCAAATGTCGTGAAGACAAGCCTTAACTAACCTTAGTTTATATAATTGCAGTAAATAGTCAATAATTATTTCTCTCTCCTGTTTTTGTAATTTTCGATCTACAACTCTCTGTTGCAATTTCCTATTGATTATTTTTTTATTAATTTATAAGCTATTAATGCTGGCGATGCTTCAAAACATCTTTGCAAAACTGTCCCATGCTCCTGCTAGGGGTCTATCATTATAAATGCCTCTGGCAGGAAGTATGGTAGGGGTTGAAACTTAGTGTTTTGCAGAGACCTTTTGAAGCCCCTGGCACCATTAATTAATCTATATTTATAATTATGCAAGATAGTATACCTCGAGCTAGTTTTATTAGGTTGGTTTGGAACGACTCAAGGGGAGAAGAAGTCCCACTCGATGTTATGACGGCTTGGCTGGAGTTTGAAACAAGCAAAAAGTACACAATAATTAGTACTGATCTTTTAGCGCAACTGACTAGCAAAACCAAATAATCTATAGTATAATCGCCTTTGACTTTACGAAGGTGATCACTATATATGCATTCCGCAGTTCTAAATAATTTAGGCGTTCAAAAAGAATATTTTAGGCGATTCCTTTTTTACACCCCATCACCTAAACAGCTCGCATTTCATACTGCAGGAGTTTCCGCAATTGAGCGATTATTTTTAGCTGGTAACCGTACAGGTAAGACCTTTTGTGGTTGTGTTGAGGATGCTATTCACTTAACAGGCAATTATCCTAGTTGGTGGACAGGCCATAGATTCGACCACCCAATTATTTGCTGGGTGGCATCTGAAAGCGCCAAGGATGTAAGAGGGATATTGCAACCGCTTCTGTTTGGCGGCCTTGTCAATGATTCTTACAATTTAGGATTAATCCCCGAGAACTTAATTGTTAAAAAAGCTATGGGTAATAACGGAGCTATCGATTATGCTGTTATCAAACATGCTAGCGGCGGAATGTCTTACTTATACTTTAAGTCTTATGAACAGGGAAGAGAGAAATTCCAGGGCGCTAGATGCCATTTCATTCATGCCGATGAAGAACCCCCTTACGATATTTACCTCGAGTGCTTAATGCGCCTATCTGATGTCGATGGGAAAGGGCAAGGCAGGATGATCCTCACTATGACCCCGCTTAAAGGTTACACTGAGATGACTGCTTACTTCATGCAGCGCAATATGGCAGTAAAGCAAGAAGACGGGCAAGAAACTGAAGAAGTCGTCCACTTAGATAGTGAGGTTGTCACCAATGGTAAATATCATATTCAAGCGACATGGGACGACAATCCGTATTTGTCGGAAGAAACTAAAGTGCATTTACGTGCAAGCTTAAAACCTTACGAGCGAGAGGCAAGAGAAAAAGGCATCCCTTCCTTCGGTACTGGATTAGTATATCAAATTCCGGAATCTGAATACCTCATACCGCCTTTTGAAATACCATCTCACTGGCCTAGGGTAAGTGGTATGGACATTGGCTTTAACCCTGCACCTACTGCTGTTGTATTTTTAGCCCACGATCGCAGCACAGACACCCTATATCTATATAAAGAATATGCAGTAACCCAACAAACTCCTGCCCAGCATGCCAGTAGTTTATTGATGATGGGGCTAGATCGTATACGTACATTATGTGATCCGTCAGTTAATCAGGGCTCCCAATTCGATGGGATAAAGTTAATTGAACATTATAAAAAAGCAGGGCTTAGACTAATTCCAGGAAGATATGCAAAGGAAGTTGCTATTAGTGAAGTGATCAACCGTATTAGAACTAATAGATTTAAAGTATTTAATACCTGCCGCAAATATATGGATGAAAAACGTAAGTATTCACGAGATGAAAAAGGGCGGCTAATTAAGCGAGATGATCACCTTATGAACGCGCTTGAGTTTGTCGTACTTGATGGTTTGAAATATGCGGTCACAGAGCAAGAGCATTCCTATAATTACCAAGTTACGGCTGCGAGGTTATGATGTATTGTAATTCGGCTCAAACTATCAGGGTGCTAATTATAGACGGGGGAGGAGTAAGAGGGCGCTTGCCTTTGAAGTTTCTGCAAAGATTTGCCCAACAATGGGGTATACAGCCAACGGAGCTATGGAAACATTTTGATTTAATTGGTGGTACTTCTATAGGTGGCATCATGGCACTAGCATGTGCCTTCGGCCTAAGCTTGGATACCCTAGATTCATTTTTCATAACTAAAGCTAAAAGAATATTTACTATAAGGAGTGTGCCTGTAGGTTGTGATACAAGCAATGACTCCAACAGGCCTAATCTTGCACAGAAGTTAGCTCTAGTTGCTCTTAGTGAGCCTTTTTACGCATCGGCTTGTTTACCTGATGCCGGCAATAGTAATTACGGTAGTAATATTTTATACGCAACGTTGCTTGAGAATTTTGGCACTGCTACCTTGCAGAATTTAAAAACTAATGTGGTGATCCCTTCATATCAAGTGGACACTAGTTCCTACGTAATGTTTTCTAATGTTAATAATCCAATGTTTATTGGTAACAATGAATTGATAACTAATGTGGCAGCGGCGACAAGTGCTGCGCCAGTTTATTTACCGTCTGTAAAGTTTAATAATCATGAATATATCGATGGCGGCATCTATAATAATAACCCTGCTCAGATTGGCTTGGAGCAAGCAAAAGTATTTAAACCTGAAGCTAATAGATATTGTGTGTTGTCCTTAGGAACTGGCATCGGCGAGATGGGCTTTGATCCTGGTAACCCAAGCCTGGTAGACCCAAGAGTAGCTAATATGCTAAAAAGCATGGGTCTTACATTAGATGCTAAGTTATTAAGTACTATAGGCGATATCTTTGGGTTATTTAATAAATCCTCAACAGGTGCTCAGGAATCTATAGATTTTGCTATGAAGCTAAGGGCTAACTACGGTACGGAAAACTTTTATTATTATAGATTCCAACCAAAATTAAGCCTGACTATAAACACGGAGTTAGATAACTCTGACGCTGACTTCTTACAGTACATGGAAGATACTGCCATGCAGCAATACAATGCTGATATAGCTGATATAACAACGTTTCTGGGGCATTTAACGGCATGAGTATCACAAAGTGAATTTTGACGTTCTACATAATTTTATTTCTCCAGTAACGGGCCGAATAAGGTGCGATAGAGGATACGTATTGGTCGGTGACGATCAGGATATTGCTACTCCGTCCCCTGTTTTAATTGATTTAAAATTAGACCTTATCAATTTAAGAAGCAAGATAAGTAATTTTGATGGGTTAAATAAGCTAGACCATAATAAAATATGGATCGGTAATTACCTAAATAAACCAGAAGAAAGCTTACAAATAGGTGTGGTTAATCTACCTACTTTAACTGAAGCTGTATTCCCTAATCCGGTTGGCCCCATTGTTGGGGATTTTAGAATCCCCAATCCCACCTTTGACTATTTATCGCCTTTTGATTGGGTGATGTCGGGACCGTTCTTGCCGCAAACTTATGCAACTAAATATGACACGTTTGGCAATCCCGTGGATGCTGATGTTTCTTCTTCTTTAGCAATGACGCAAGTAAGAGCTGCCCAGATAATGAAGAGATTTGACAATGCTAACTTCATAGTAGGGAGTAGTACTGTGAATTTCGCTTGGGAAAATCCTAAGATGTATCTTATTCCTGAGCAATTGAAGCAATTATATGGGTTAGGAACAACTTATAATTTTACTAAAGCACAGTCGCTAGGTGCTTTAGAAACCGGATTATTAAAAAATACGGTAGATAATGCCACCGGCATATTATCAAAAGCTATTGCGGGAAAGGATTACGTTGATATAGCAGCTTCTGTAACTAATATGCAATTAGCTTTAATAAGGCCTTTAGCACAAGATGAGCAAGGCAATGATATATCAAAGCTTTTAAGTAGAGTAGATAAATTGCCTATGGTGAACATGCCTAATTTAACTTCTGGCAAAGTGTGGCAAGGCGATATAAATAACCGCCCTGTCGAAATCCAGCTACAGTTTGCTCCAACTGATGCTAAATATATATTGCAACAACCTAATGCTAATCTACCAAATGCACAAGGCTTGTCTACTTTAAGTATTTTGGGTGGAATATTAAAATGTAATGGGTTAGGGGTGGTTAGTATTGCTTCTGGCGGTAGCGTTCCTTTAGTCGATGATTATGTCACACCTACCAATTTAGCTGAAGAAAAAACCGAAAGAATAGGGGCGGATAGTGCGATTGAAACTGCCTTAGTAGCATTAGAGGCAGAGGTGGAGGCAGAAATAGCGGCTTTGGCAGGGGTGCAAGCGATTAGTATACTTGCTACCATTTTAGGCTTTATTGGAGTTGCCGCAGGAGGAAAAGCTTATGGAGATTATATAAGGGGACAACTATTAAATGTTAAAAATACTTGGAAATCTGCTGATTTAAACGATGAAGGGCATAATGCTGTTGGAGATTATGAATTTAGATACCCTTCAGGTTATAGTTCGGACGATAGAGGGCGAGGTACTTTATGGTTTGATTCTGACGGCAGAAATAGCAGTCATCCTTCAAGCGCGGGCTTACGTTTATTTTCTTGGGATAGTGGCGGAGATCATATAGGGTATGATTCTCCTATAGCCCCTTTACATATAGGTATTTTTGGTTACCAAAATAAATACCATGTTGCCCCTATCCCAAATCCTACACCGGTATATAAAGGTTTTATTTTTGAATGTGACTTTCATAATGAGAGTAGCAGTGATGACTATTACCGATTTCCTAAAAAGTTTGGTTTATATGATGTAAAAAGGACTATTAGCACATTGTTTACCCAAAGGTGGGGCTGGGATAATAAAGATACTATCTTTGAATATGATTATAATAATTTTAGCTTCTATAAAAATGTAGAACATAGTAATTACGTTAATTTTAAAGAAGCAGCTGACTTTCAAAAGTATGTAAAATTCCAAACTAAGGAAGCAATAAAAATTCCTGTTGGTAATACGCTTGAAAGACCTAGTAATCCTGAAGCAGGTATGTTAAGATATAACACAGAAATTTAATGACTTTACGAAGGAAAAAACATGTCTCAATTACCCTTACCTGTCGGTAAACAGGAATTTCATGATGGCAATTCTTGGTTCTCGCTAGCGTCTGAGAACTGGGTACTCAATACTATTAGAATTGTGTCACCTTGTTTAGTAGCTACTACTGCTGTTTTAACAGCTACCTACGCTAATGGCACTAGTGGAGTTGGAGCGACTTTAACTAACTCAGGCACGCAGAGCGCCCTTGTAATTGACGGGGTAACATTAACAGCGGGCAATAGAGTACTAGTTAAGGATCAGGCGAGTCAGCTACAAAATGGAATATATACGGTTACTAACGTGGGCTCAAGTTCCACGAACTGGGTTTTAACGCGTGCTACTGATTATGATTCCGTGGCACAAACAGTAAGAGGTGATACTGTATCGGTCATTAGCGGCACCGCATCAGCAGCAAGCCTCTGGATGCTGACTTCAATAATAACTACAATCGGAACTGATAGTTTTACTTTCGCTAAAACCGATCAAAATTCTTTCACTTCAATACTTGGTACGGCAAACCAGATTAACGTTAGTGTTGCAGCAGGAGTAGCAACGATCAGTTTGGCAAATAACCCAGTGCTACCTGGTACTGCATCAGTAACCATTCCGACAGGCAATACGGCACAGCGTCCGTCTACACCTACTACTGGAATGTTCAGGTTTAACACTAGTTTGTAATTTATCATGAAGAAAAAACCATTGATAAAACCTGAATTTCATGACGGCGTAGATTGGTACTCGCTTGCCAGTGAACACGATATTGGGGTTGATGATGATATTTATGCTCTATTACAAGCTCTAAACGATGAGGTGTTATAATGCCTTTGTTTCTTAAGTCTATAGATCCTGCTCTTGATATTTTCGGAAATGAGCAAGCATTGAGGTATAACAGCGATCAGCTAAATAGTGATGCAAATCTATTGCTATTAAATAAGTTTACTCCAACAGTAGGTATTTTTCCGTCTACTAATCTATCTTTTTTGAGCACTACTCTTAAAGGCTTTCAGTTCCAGCACGAACTTACCGGCAGTTCAGTATATGGTAATTTTGCTTTGCGACTCTACGATAAGTTTGGAACTAGCACTAATATTTTTAAATATGATGAACAAAGCGATACTCTAACTTTCTTAAAAAACATCTTATCATCTGGGTTGTCTTTAACAGGCAATTTGTCTTTAAACTCCAATAAAATTATTAATTTAGCGAATGGAATTAACAACAATGATGCAGTTAATTTAGGACAATTAAATAATGCAATTACTGGTATTGGTTTATCGGCTCTCAGTAGTAATGGGCTCTTAGTAAGAACAGCAGCTAATAGTTACGTAAGTAGAACTATCACAGTAGATTCAAATCTAACCGTTAGTAACGCCAATGGCATTAGTGGGAACCCTTTAATTGGTTTTGCTAGTGACGTCTTAACTAATAGTTTTACCACCACTGGTGGCAATGTTAATGCTACTACAGGAATATTAAAAGGTAATAATTTAGCTGCACATAATTCGGGTAGTATTGTAGCGCTTAATTCACTAGCCATGAATAGTAACTATATTACCGGACTTGCCACTCCTGTTAATAATCAAGATGCAGCTACAAAGCAGTACGTCGATAATAACTCTGGTAGTGCTGTGCAATCCATTTTACACGGGTACGTATATAATACTTATACTACAAATCTTACAGCAGGAGACCATATAAAATTTGCTAACTCAGCTTTTACTAGAGGTAATAATATCAGCCTTGATACCTCAACTGCTTATAACATTTCTACTAACACCGCGTCAATGGGACGCATTACTTTAGCAGCAGGAAAAACCTATAAGCTTATTGGCGTTATATCTACTGCAAGTTTTTCCTCGACAAGCGGTTATTTAGGCTTGAAATGGTATAATAGTGACAGTAATACAGCTTTGGGGACAGTTAACACTTGGTGGGGTACTAATTGGACCTACACTTCAGGAGGGGAAGCTGTTGCTTTTATTACTACCGCTAGTACTACAAGAGTTGAGTTACGTATCAATGCTGTGTCTGCTATTGCTCAGATATACGGTGCTAGTGATTCAAACTCCGCACCATGGTTTAGTGTTGAAGAATTATAATTAATTTAATTAAGAGAAAAATATGTCAAAAATTAAAGGTTTTAATCCAAGTACTCCGGATGCACAATATCTGGAACCGATTAAAGAAATTGAGGTAGAAACTAGTAATACTCTAGTACAGGAAAACTATGAAGCAGAGGAATGGTTATCATGGTTTATGAGTGATACTCAGAACGTACAAAATTGGGCAGGCGGTATTTTCAGAGGCGGTTTTGATAAAACGGATCCAAGGCTTGCAACCTTAATAGCTGCTGCAGAAAAATCATTAAGTGAGACTGCAGATGATGTTGAAAAGCTCAAGGAATTCATCGAACAATATAAACCAAACACTTAATTGAAAGCCTGCTTTCATTTAGAGTTTTTATTATAGAAAAATGTATAAAAAGTGCGGTAAGCAGCTTATTTTCTTTAGTTAAGGCCTTAAAGCTGTTATAATTAAGGCTCAAAACTTTACGAAGGAAATCCGCATGAATTATATTCAAATTTTACAAAACATATCAAAATACAGCCAGCTTCTATACCAAGACGGCGCAATTTGCTGGTCTAGCGATGAATCCCTATCTACCCCTGAGCGTAAGGCTATAACTAAAGACAGTATCTTAATAATTAAAGAGCAGTTAGCAGTTTTAGAAGCGGCTTTAGATACTTCCACACAATAATACCTGGTATCTGATGAACTTCATTGAGTACGATAGCTTAGTGTTTGCTAATTTAGCTGACCAAAAAGTGGTTTTGCTAAGTGCAGAAAACACTATCTTTTTAAATGCTGTCAATATTTGTAACACCTCTCTCGAGGATATGCGCATAAACTTAAAAACTGTAAGATTGCTTGCGAGTCCTAGCGTTGAAAACTTCAACGTGCACAACGTTTTAATTAAACCTAACCAAAGTTGCAATTTGATCTCATTGTTTGGTTTAGAAATTTTCTTGCGGGACGGAGATAGTTTATTGTGCTTCTCGGGCGGTTACACGCAAGTATTTGATTGCACCGTATGTTATACGAAATTTAATGAGCTACCTTCAGCTTGCGGCATTTACAGCTAACAATTTTAATTTAAAGGTTTTCTTATGGAAAATAGCCAAAAAAATAGTCCAGTCAATTTTAAAACGGCTTTGGTGAATACCGAGCTTGGTGAAAAATTAGCAAAGTTTAAAATTCTTGCTGATTTTTTATCAGAGTCTTTAATCTATTGCTACCAAACTGTCTACGGTAGTAAAAAATCTACTCAAGAAGAATACGATATTATTGAGTGTAAGTACGGTGAAGTTAAATACATCGTAGACGACACTTTAGAAATGTTGAAGACAGATTTAGAAAAGAACAAAAGTGAAGAAGCAAGGTAATTCATGCCTATAATCAAGCAGTCTGAACAAAAGACACTATCAGAACTACAAGAACTTGCTTATTACGCTTGCAATTCTTTTACTAGGAAAAAATATATTGAAGTTTTAAATAGGAATGAACAATACGTTAGAGGCAGGCAATGGTTAGATGAAGCTTTAAATCAAGAAATAAAAGAAATGGGGGCAATTCCGTTCACTTTAAACATACTAAAGCCTGCTATCAACCAGTATTTAAGTCTACTGATAAAATCAGCAAAAAGAATAGGCTTTGCCCCTGTGTCTGATCTTGAATATGATGGGGAGCAAGCTGAAATACTAAAATACTGGGCGATGAATGTCCAAACTCAAAACCAGTATAGCTTTTACTCGCAATTAAAATGCCGTGATGCTCTAATAGGCGGCATAGGATGGTCACATTTCTATTTCGATCAGGGTCGATACCATTACGAGTACGTAAACCCTAGAGAGATATTTTCTGATCCTGACGACCTGTCTCCACGAATGGATAACCAAAACTTTGTAGTACGCTCTTATTATGTACATATTCATCATCTAAAAAATACCTATCCAAAGTTTAAAGAATACTTTGATTCTATAGTAGATGGCAATAAAACCAATCCACAGGATTACGCTTACCATGATACTGACCGGTTCTATGATCAATGGCTTGGCCATTTAGATGAAGATATTAGGGGGTGCTGCTGGGTAAGAGGCAAAAATATACGGATTGTTGAAGTATATTACAAAAAAAATGTTAAATATTATGAATGCGTAGGTCTATCAAAACCTGATGCAATGGGTGCGCAAAACGAAGTTGTATTCAGTACTTTTTATAAAGAATTTGCAGAGAAAAATGCCTTAAAGGGCCAGATCACAGTTAAAAGGGGTACTCAAGTTTTTAAAGGAGTATTCACTGAAAATACTTTACTAGAACATGGCATAATACCTGAACAAATCCCTAATCAGAAGTATCTGCCTATAGTACCGATTGTACTGCAACGGGATTTTATGGGAGTACCGTATGGTATAGTAGACGACCTGATTCCTAGGCAAGATTTAAAGAATCTTAATATGACCACGTTCATGCATTATAAAGACTCTAAGTTAATTATCAGTGGGGATCCTGAGGGAGATCAAAAGAAACATGGACTTGAGTGGGCAAGACAGTCGCGTATGAAAAACGGCAGTATGTTTTTGGGCCATAACGATAATACTCAAGTTATAACCGGCTCTCAAAGCTTGCAGCATGACTTGTCTTTGTTAGACTATATAGACAATGACTGGGAAAAAGCTACCGGTCTACATGATGAGTACTCAGGGCAGATAACAAGGGAAACCAGTGGCCTTGCAATCCAGCAGCTCACTTTAAACACTATCAATGCTCAGAACTCATTGATGCTTGCTTACGATCATATGATTGTAAGTGAAGGCTCTTTAATGCTTGATACTTTAAAAGGCACGGAGAATATCAGCCAGTTAGTGCGGCTTTACCGTCTAGGTAAGAGCGAGAACATTCAGTTAAACTCTGATATCTCATTACTTAATTTTGAGGTTTATCCTGATGCTTCGCCTAATTTTGCCTCGTCAGTTGAAGAAGAAAAGATTTTATTTAATGAATTATGCAATTCACCTAACCCTGCATTTTTTCTTAATTCCGAGGTGTTTTTAAAACAAAAAGGTTTTTCTGATAAGGCAGCATTTGAGCTAGCCACCGAGTGGCGCAGAGTTCAAATAGATCAACAGAAGTTAGCCATGGAGGCACAGTTAGAGATGCAGCAGCAACAAGCAATGTTACAACAACAAAATGAACAGCAAATAATCAACAGAAGGTAACAGAAGATGGAAAATAAAGGAACAGAGGTAGAGCAACAAGCTCCAAAAGCTAATTGGCTATCTTTTGAGGAAGAAAGTGTTGCAAAGGCGGAAACTAAAGATATTAAAGAGCCCGTTAATGAAGACAAAGAAAAGCCTAGTAATAAGGAGAATACTGAAGCTGTTAGAGATCCTGCAGAAAAAGATGATTACGGTGTTTTAAAACAACAGCTAGAGAACCTTAGTAAGCAACAAAGAGATACTCAGAATTGGGGTAGAAAGCAAAGAGCGGGTTATGTGCTAGCGAAAAAGAGAGTAGAGGATCTTGCTCAAAAAATGTTTGAGGACGGAACGCTCTTAGAAGATCAATTAACAGAAATTAAGAATGTTTTTCAGTCTTCTTTTGAAACGGAAGATTTAAAAGAACCTGTAGAGGAGAGCAGTCCATATAAAAATGTTATTGATAACTTAAATAATACTTTAGAAGAATATAAGAAGTGGACTAGCGATAAAGATGCCGACTTAAAGTATCAAGCATTTTTTAAACATTTAGAGTTAGTCACTCCTCAGAAACTAAAAGATATTCAGGAGTATCTCGCAAGTGAAGAACCGAAGGAAGCTCTTAAATATATTCTTGAAAATGGTGATAAATATTATAATAAGTTTTACAAGCAAGCGATCGAGAAGGGCGATGCTTTTGCTTATATAGAGGAGCTTACAAGTAAAAATGAAAAGTTAGAGAAAAGGCTCAAAGAGCTAACTGAAGAGCTTGAACAAACGCCAGATAAGGTGTATAGTAAATCCATAAAATCAAGAGGGTCTGTCGGGAATGCCTACGATAAATCTCAAATGAGTAAATGGGGCGATTCGGGCAACTTTTTTGATAGATAACTTCGGCAAATTATTTTTACGTAAGACGCGACTTATCAGCATCTTATCAAAATATAGACGCATTTAGCTTTCCTATATATTTGGTAAAAATGCTCATAATAACTTTCCTTAAAGAGATAAATTCCAAGTTTAATTAACGAAAATTAAACAATTTATTTTAAGGTTATTATGGCATTACCAAATGAGTATGCGATCAGGTCATACCTGGCACGCAGAGAAGTATTAGAACCCTACTTCAAAGAATATCAAAATTTAACAAAGTTCTCCCAGTTCATGGGTGAGACTAATGATAATATTATTATGGTCAAACGGGTAAAAACCGGTAATACGGTTGTTATACCTGTAAACCAAGTCTTTTATGACATGAACATTAAGCGTGGCAGCTTCGAAGTTCTAGCGGGTACTGAGCAGGAACTTACATATGACTACATGCAGTTTAGCGTTGACCGCCAACGTTGGGCGATGAAAATAACTGATGAGCAGTATCAAAAGCTTGTATATGGGCGCGATTTTCCAGCTGATATTCAGAGGAACTTACTTGCCCAAACTGAGTACAATCTAAACAGACGTATTATTCAATCTTTCGGTAACGCTTTATCTTACCAGTCAACTTCAAGCTTGATTACCGGTAATTTAGGAAATGTAAACTATGTGTGGGACTGGCCAACCTTAAACGCCCGTATGCTTGCTTGTGGTATTGATCAAAACGGCGCGAACGGTGACAACGTATCATCTCAACGTATTATGTTTGGGCTTGATAACAACGCTCCGGTAAATGGGGTACCACCGCAAACTACAGTAGCAGCAGCACTTTCAGCAGCTAATTTTGGTACAACGGCAGCTAACTTTGCAGCTAACCAATTTAACATAGCCCATATTCGTAAATGTATAAAACTTGCTGAAACAGGCAATAGACCAACGTCTAGTGTTTATACGGAAAATCCTATAAAACCTTATCGTATGGAAGCAGGTAGGATGGGCTTTGCCGACTCAATATATTTGTTCTTGATTTCACCTAGCGCTTATGAATTTATCGTTACTACCCCTGACTGGCAAGCGCAAGTAACAAGGGGTACTATTGAGAGACAAACCCAGCCTTCTATTCTTTGGGGGAGTAACTATAAAGGTACGATTGAGGGTGCAATGATCGTCGTTGTGCCAGAGTTTGACAACTATTTATTTCCATGTAGAGGTGCTACTCGTGCTACGTCAGCTATAGCAACCTACTCAGTATTGCTGGGATCAGGGGCTATCGCTTATGGTATGTCAGGCTCTCCGGAATTAAGATATGAAGAGCGTGATTATGAGAATGTCCGTGGGATTGCCCATACTGAGATTTCTGGGATAAGACCTATTAAATTTGCTTCTAAAAATAACGCGGCGATGAAAGGTAATCAGCTAAATCCAATTCAGATAGATAACGGCATGATCCATTGCTTTGCTTCAATCAGTAACACATAACAAAAAGGTTTAAATATGTTTATTACCAATCAATTTTACTTGCCTGTAACTTTAACTGACGTTGCGGCAACTAACGATACGAACCCAGTAACCGGTATCGCTGCTGGTGGTCCCTTTAACGGAGCTATTACGGCGATAAACAATAATGCTGCTGCAACTGCCATAGCAACAGGTGACGGGGTGATGCCAGTGCCTACTATTCAATCTACATGGATCCCTTTTAATACTACTTGTAACTATTATAGGATCGATCTTACCGGAGCTGTGGTTGTAGCTGGTAGGCCTCACGTGTTAAAGCTCACGCATTTTAACCTACACATAAGTGAGTTTGAATACGTGCTTGATTATAAAATATCTACTTTAGAGACTGATACAACTAAAGACTCAGTAGCAATGGCTATAACTGTAGTATGCAATTATGTTCGTGCTCAAAAGGCGTTTTTTATAACTATACCGGACGCTGCCGCTGCCAACTTAAGCAATCCAAAGAGCTTAATTTTGTCAGTAGTATTTAGCAGGCAAAGCTAATGAACGTCACCAAACTAATTAATTTGGTTTCTCTATTTGTCTTCGGTAGGAATGATCCTACCGAGGATGATAGAAGCACGTATTTGAATTATTTAAATCTAGCTGACTATGAGCTATATAGATGCGTAAAAAATAGTAAACGAGCATTACAAGAGATAGAGCTATTTTTTGAGCCAGGCTTAAACTATGCTCCTTTACCTGACAATTACATAGCAGAAATATTTAGTAACCAGATAAGATTAGACTCCACCGAACAATTTTACAATTTAGAGTCCTTCAATAAAAATTATTACTTTTTAAATAATAATATTTATGTTAACAGGCAGAATTTACCGGTAAAAGCAGATCCTCTAGATAACATTAATAAACCTTTTGTTAGATTGCTTGTTTTACCCTTGCGCAAAGAATTAGTGGAGAGTGTACCTCTACCGCAGCCTAACCCTGCTACCCAAACAGACACACCGATTTATCCTGAGTCTTATCATTTAGGCTTAGTCCATGGGGCAATTTATTATTTATTCTTAAGCCAAAAAGGCTTCACTGAAAAAATACAATATACCCTTAAAAACTGGGAAGCTGTTAAAAGTGATCTGACTAGTTACTACATGCAGGATAAATAATATGTTTCAAGGGTATGAACAAACTTTAACTATCCCCTTTCCTAAAAATGGTATTAATCTGACTTCTAATAATGATGGAGGGAGTGCTAAATATCTACAGAACATCTTACTCGGTAATAATAACGCTGGTAAGGTTAGATATGGAACTTACTTGAGATGTGCTTTCCCTTTTGCCCCTAATAGAATATTTCGCAGTGTCTTGCACGGTAATTCTTTTTTAAAGACAGATGGTACCTCTGAGAATATTGCTTACGTAAACTACCTTACCGTTCTACCTTTTATCAATATGGAAACAGAAGTTGCTTTAAGTGAAGTTGTGGGTAACCGAAATGTAACAGAAATTACAATAAACATTGGTGACCTAAATCAACAGCAAAAAGATTTCTTGACTAAGAGAATATTTGAAGGTGTTTATTTTTATATTGTCCAAACAGATATTCCTGACGGTGCTGATATATCCGATGTCTCAATTGATTTGGTAAACAATACTATTAAATTTAATTTACCTTTTCCTATAGATTTTTTTAATCTTTCAGTTCTAGGACTTAATAACTTTATCTTTTGGTTTGAGCGGGCTGGTATCTACAAAGAGGGAGCCAATAATTTATTTAACAACGTGCCGCTCAGAGATGATCTTGATCCTAACGTCATCATATCTTCCGTTAATTACCAGAACTATTTATTGATAGCTAACGGTGTTGATCCTGTGCTAGTCTATGACGGTAACACGATTACTAATTTAGCTGGTGATGCATCAGTTGCTATTAAGGACCAGGTAGCTGTTGCAGGTAATAATATCACAGTTAAGGTTGCAACTAATATTAAAGCAGAGTATGAAGCAACCCTCATTATAGGTAGCCGTATAAAATTAGTCTCAAGAGATGACTCACAAGAAGTTGCTATAATAAATATTGTATTTACCGACGTTGCAAATAATTTAACTGAAATCACAATCACTTGTGACGTTATCCCTATAGAAGGCGTAAGAAACATTTTATATAAAAAGCCTGTTCCTCCATTTAATTACTTGAGCGTAGGACATAATCGCCTGTGGGCTCTAGCCCAAGGCAGGCCGTACTTAAAGCAATTTAGGCCACCGCAAGTTTGCCAGAAGGTATATTTCGCAGCAAGACAGGCAAGCGTGTTTGATTGGTTTAATGAAGCTACTGCTAATATTGATTTTATAGATTTATCAGTCAATAACCAGATTCCTGAAAATATAGAAGTAATAAAGTTCTTTGAAGGCAAGATGCTGTTTATTGGAAGGCATAGTACTCAGATATGGGCAGGCAACGACCCTACAGCTAACTTCGATGGTCAAAATATAAGTTTTGGTAACTTCTACCTAGAAAGAGTAATTCCTTTGGGAATATTACAGCGTTCGCTTTGCCAAGAAATACCTAATAACTTTGCTATTATCTCAACGTTCGGTAAGTCATTTTCTTTCTATTTAAATAAATACGGCCAAATAGATTATACGCCAAACTTTATAGATCCGATTAGAGACTATTTAGAAGCACAATTATCATTTATAGAAAATGACCGCGACTACCGCGAAATGACTACTTTCTTCTATCCTTATAATGATTTACTGGGCATTAGAATAAAAGGTGAATGCTTAATTTACCAAATAAAGAACAATGGTTTTTGGTCTAGTTTTAATGAGAACTTCGCCGACGCCATGTCCTTCTTTTACAATGAGATTGATAAGAATTTATACTTGGGCATGTCAAACGGTATGTTGCTAACTTACGCCGACAAAGTGAACGAGCAAATATTTACCGATTACGATATTACGAACGGCAATAATAAAAAGCTTATTTGGCGAATATTATATTCCTGGATAGTTACGCAAACCACATGGCATAACTCGGCTATATTTTTATCAGCAACCTCTTTACGCGAGTTGCCTGTAAATGTAAAAGTATATGAAAATAACAGTGAAACCTATCCAATTGAAAATGAAATCATGATTAAACAAGTAGGTTCTAGGTTTGACGCAGGCAGTTTTTTCAAAGCAGTATATACGTACCAGCCTACAGAATATGCTTACAAGTCTATTCGCTTTAATACTGAGGCATTTATGTTGGAATTTAATGCGTTTGTTGAAGACATGCTCATTTTTGACAAAGCTATTTTAGCAGGCGGGGTCCAAAATGCCAATTGACCAATTTAGAAGGACCAGTAATTACTTTAGCTCTAAAGTTAAAATACGCTCAAGTGATGTTGATTCTCAGTTTAACTATACGGTTAGTTTTGTAAATAATAAGCTCTTACCAGTTATTAATAATTTGATATATGAGCAATTTATAGGGACTGACAATCCTGCTCTACAAAACGCGTTTTTAACCAATACGGGTGATGGTACTACAAAGTGGGATTTTATAAAAGCTGATAGTTTTTTATATAACGGCTTAAGTTTAATAAAAATAGAAAAAGCCATTGATAATTCAGTACTGGCCAGTAACAGTGCGGGTAATTATGTATACATTACTCCACTTGAAGGTAACCAAACTTTAAAATCAGTTTTAGCCGATTCTCCAGTTTTTGGTAAAATTACCGGATCTTGCTTTGAAGCAAGGTCTGTTTTAGGGAGGCACATTGCTTTAGATAGTATCGGAGCAGATAATTTAACCGCAGAAACATATAGCATACCTGACAATTCTATACAGACTATTAAGTTTACCGATAGCTGTGTAACAACTAATACCTTGCAGGACGGTGATGTAGGTATAGGTCTTACAGCAGATAGATTGACCGACGGGGTAAGAGCAGTATTTCCGACGATGATTACTTCTAATATGCTGTATGACGGATACTTATCAAGCCATTTTGATGTTATTTTTAGCGGCGTAAATGCTTATTCAAACCTTACCGCTCCAGAATATGAAAGGATTATGGATTTAAGTAATACGCAATATCCGTGGGACAAAATAAGCGGCTTTAGTTCTTTAAACGTAAAAAACTACAACTTAAATAATGTAGCTTTAAATAACATTAATGGAGAGAGATTACATTATTTAAATACTACGACCAATAAATGGTATCCACGAGACGATGACTTACTAGAAAATGGATCAATCTACCCTGAACATTTAACGCCTGACTTAAGAGCATTACTGGATTTATAAAATGTTAAAAGCTTACGTGCGAGATTCTTCATATTTTCAAATCGTTAAAAATAGCGGGCAGCTGCTAACAGGTTACGTATTTGACAATCAATTTGGCTTAATTGCTAATTATATTAATAATAAAATCGTGCCTACTCTCGATAACTTAAAAAACAACAAAGTACACGGGGTGCTAGATAGTGATGGGTACTTGCTTCGTAATATCGGAGATAAGTCTACACAGTTTAGCAGGCTCCGCGGCAGCGATATACCGCCTCTTACTATAAGTCTAGATAGGTTTAAAAGGATCACGCCTGATTCCGTTGTATATTGCGAAGCAATTAATTTAAGTTACATAACTTGTGAAGATGCTGCTAATACCTTACTGAGTGCCGATGAGCATTGTAGTTTTGCCAAAATACAAGCTGTAGCCATTGAAGATTCTACGATTACTAATGATCGTGTAGCTCTAGGGGCATTGACGTTAGGTCACATAAACGTAGAGGTAGTAAATAATATTATTAATAATATCGGTCGGATACCGACTATCAAAATAGCAGATGGTGCAGTCGCTGGCGATAAAGTTGCGGAGCGTGCTTATCAAAGTCACAAAATGAGCAATGAATTACTTGCAACAAGAGACGACAATAACTTGATTTTGGTAAGAGATGATGTTACCGGCATAGTTTCTGACAAGCATATTTTCAAGCTCACACATATACCAGATAACTCCATTGATTTTAGCTATATGTTCGGTAACAACCCAGTACTAACAAATGATAATCTCATGCTAAATACAATCAAGCTTCCCGCTCAGGGCGATATATCACCTTATTCGTTCTTTAACGCTTTAAACCCGTTAAGCATTGCGTATATCATGAATAATAGCTTTACTCCTAAGAATAACTCGGTAGCAAGTGACGGGATATCTAAGGCTAAATTAAGCGCTGCTATAATAGAAAAATTAAAGGTTGGAGGTTTAGTTGTCTAATCTAATAATAGATAAAAAATTCTTCAGGGATAAAACAAAGCATGAAGTGCTGCCTGAGCATTTAGATTCTCAGTTTAACTTACTGGCAACTTATATTAATGAGACCCTAATTCCTTATATAGAATCAGTTATTTTTAATGTCACAGGTGGCATAGCGGGAGAACCTTCAGCGGTGTTTTGCAATATTAACAATGAAGATGTCGGTTATATGTATATTAATGATATTAACGTTGATGATAATTTGCTTTCTTTGAGCAAAATAACAAAGATATCCGCAGGCTCGGTACTAGCTTCTGATTATCAAGGCAATATTTTTGCGGTTACGCCGGATGATAATGACCAACTGTTGTTTAGCAATTTTTTAAGCAGCATTTCTTTTAGGAAGATTACTTCAGACGATATCGATACTAATGTGTTAACTGGTAGGCAACTAGGCGTTTTAGCTGGTGAGAATTTTACTATAGATGCCTTTACAAATATTATTAATGACAACTCAATATATGAGCATATGTTACAAGAGGTCGCTAATGAAAAGATTGCTCCTGGAGCAATAGATTTTAAGCATATAGGAGAATTTTATGAGTTGCCTTATACAGCCGACATCGCTGCGCAGGTATTGCTCAAGGATTTTGATGATGCTTCTATTGGGAATATAGCGATAAAGGCGGGTACTATAGCCCCTGCAAACTTTAACGACCCGCAGTTTATTGAAGGCAAGAATATATTTCCAGGTTCTATTACAGATAGCCACTTTAAGCCCTACAATGCTAACATCCAACCCCCTGCTGTTATTAATTTACCAAATCTAACAGGCTCAAACTTTGGAGCAGTTATAAACTTTCCTGATCAGGGGATCAATGTTCATAACATTAAGTTACCTAGGGAGAAAATAGCTTTAAATTCTTTGACCCTGAATAGTTTTAGCCAAGAAATACAGAATGCAATAAATAAATATAAACAAATTAAGGATAAGCTACTAAATCCTCCGATACAAGTCCAAAAAACTAAACCTGACGGCGTTATATTCTTAGGCAAGTTTAAATTAACACAGGTCTGTTATTTTTCTTTCCCAGTAACAGGTATAGATCGTTCTGGTGGCACTGGTACTGTGACGGATTTACACGTGGCAGTAGCTCCAGATAATAGCGGCGGCTGGTGGTATTACTGCAGCTGGCACGGCTCAACTTACGAATTAACATATGAAAAAAATATATATGTTACTAACGTACAAGGCCAACTTGTAACATCTAATAATGGAATAGTTACCTTAAATCATTTAGAAGGTGCAAGTAGTTTATTATCAAAATACCCTTTAACAACTAAAAGTAGAGTTAACGCTTCATTTTACAGTTTTAAAAGTTAATTAAGGTATGAAAAAAGTAATATTAAACACCTCTAAAAACAGCTTATTTAACTTAGAGCTCAGGAAAGATGAGGAGCTTATAGGTAATTTAAGCGTTTATTTTAATGAGACGGAAGGCACTGCTTGGCTTGACTTAGAGATTGAAAAAGGGTGGCGTTCTAGGTGGTTAACTAAGTCTTTTGCCATGTATCTTTTTAAGATATTCAACAAGGTAGCAAAAGAGCATAATTTGGAGAGAGTTTTTACGTGTTTAAACAACCCCAGAAGCCTCAGGCTCCTTGAGTTCTTTGGGTTTGTGCATTATAATAAGAAGTATTATTTTTTAAATATATTATAGAGGTATTTATGGGAAGCGGAGGCGGCCCTTTTGGGTTATTTGATGATGACGATGACGAAGCTCCGGCAATTAGAAGGACAGAGTATCAGCCAGTGAAAGCTGCTGATGAGTTTAAGCCGATAAACGCTATGAAGTGGATGGACGCTATCAGCGGGGAGGAGTTTGCTTTTATTCGTGACCGCGAGGGAAATTTAAGCGTACACACTAGAGATATAAGCGGTAAGCCCCCTATTGACTCACCAATTGCTGTAAATAACCTTGACTTAAGGCTCCCTGAAGTAGGGAAGCTTGCAGACTTTAATAATCGTTATGCAGCGGCTGTAGCAACTCTTACAGGAGAGCTTAGGGACTTACAAAACACTATTGGCATAATTGAAAATACTGCGCCTGAACTTATACCGCAAAACAAAGCTTTAATTGATAGTTTTAAAGCGGCAAGCCAGAAAGCAATGGATAAAGGTTTTGATATAAGGAGCAATGGGATTGATAGTAAATTGAGACAAATGGGTCTCGCTAACTCCTCAACTGCTCTTGGTACACAAATTGCCTTGGCTAGAGAAAGAGTCGATGCTGACATAAACAATGCCTTACAAGTTGCAGAATTAGGACATAAAACCAAGCAACAAACCTTAGCTAACCAGTACCAATTAGGGCAACAAATAGTTCAGCAAGCAGGCATCGAACTTAGCCGCTATAACAGCGAGAGCCAGAATGAACTTACGGCAAGAGGCCAAGATCTAAGTAGAGAACAGCTAGTACAGCAAAGAGGTTCTGAGCAAGCAAGACTGAGTCTTGCCAATGAGCAAATGCGTATTGGCACGGAACTTGCAACAAGGCAACTACGGGCAGGAGTCATGCAAGCACGTAATCCGACTAACGCTGCTGTATCATTGCTTACCAATACTAACAACCAAGCAGTACATGCGATAAATAATGATAACCAGGCTATGCACCACTTGAATATGGCAGAACTTAACCAAGGGGCTTTAGAAATAGAAAGGTTTAAAGCTAACCAAGCCGCTCAAAGTAATCCTATGGGGCAATTACTAATGACTGGCGCAGGCGCCTTATTGGGCGGTGGTTTAGGATCATTCGGTACAATGAAAGGCTTACAGATGGCAGGGGTCGATCCTAAAACAATTTTCGGGAAAAAGGACTAATATGACAAAAGATACTAACTGGATGGTAGATTTGCTTTCGGGCAAGACTAGAGATGATCCTGTAGATAATTACACTAAACTAGTCAACCGCAGGGGGCTGTTTGACGATATAGGCGATGCTTATATAGAACAAAGTAAACAAGCCGCAATAAATGGTAAGCAGAAAATGACCAACGCCTTAATGGCTGGTGTAGGCGCAGGGATGAAAGGTAGTCAGACTCAACTGAGAGAAGCTAAATTACAAGATCTAGAAAATGATTTAAAGGAAGTTGTAGGCTACAGTGTAGGTTTGAAAAAACAATTGGGAGCGCAAAAACTTATAGAAGCTGCGTTTTCTAATTACATGAGTAATAATTATGGGGACTTTAAAAAGTTAAATGATGCTTTTGGTTCAGGTGATCAGCAAACGGCGAATTCGTTAGGAATCTTGCTATATAACAGATTTAAAACAGAGAATCCAGATATGGGAGCAAAGATGCCTCCTATAGACCATATATACAACGGAAAAGCTTATCTTGAGCCTGGTGGTAAAACTGAAGGAGTTTTTATGAAAGATCTCCTTGCCCCTTTGGTTTCAACATTGCCTCCTGAGCTACAAAAGGAAATTCCTAATTTAACTACTCTTACTATGCAGAATAAATTTAAACAGTCCGATCTACTTGAGAACCTAACCATAGAAGAGAAAAAAGCTGGTATAGCCAACCAGTATTCTTCTGCTAACTTGCATAATGCACAGACAAGAAAGGCTGATTATGAGGCTCAATCTTCTAAAAATGCTGAACAGCAAAGTGAAAATGAGATATCAGATATCATGAGTGCAGCCGGACAAGTGATATCAGAACATGGTAGTAAGGGACAAAGAGGATTGAAAGACAGATTTTACAAAAGCTTTTTTCCTGAAGCTTATTCACCTGGAGCTAGCGAAGTTTCTTTGGATTCTACAGGAGAGTTGATCCGAGGGAAATTCTTTAAAGCATTTGGGTACCGAAACGAAACAGAATTTAATCACATTCCAACTATCTCAGCAAATAATTCGCCTGAGGCTAACAGGGCGATTATCCAGCAATATAGAAATCTATATTTAAAAACATTAAACACGAACGCTAATGCAACTGCTGGCTCCTCAACCCAAGAGACAGTTCCTAATAAAGCAAACTTTGACTTTTCAACCATACCAGGAGCTGAGCGTATTAAATGAAATTTGTAATACATGGACAAGATAAATCCAAATGGAGCATTCCAGCTGAAAGTTTACCTAAAGCATTAGCTGGAGGAGGAACGCTTGATGAAGCATACTCTGGTCAAAAATTTAAAGTTAAGGCTGCTGATGGTGAAGAGTGGCTAATACCTGGCTCCAGCCTAAAACAAGCTTTTGAAATGGGAGGCGAGTTAACCACCCCTGGCTTTACCGATCATGTACAAGGGTTTATGGGGGGAATTGCCGAAAAAGTAGGGAAAATAGCCGACATCGGCGTTGCTCTAGGAGGTTTAACAGCTGGGGGAATAGCACAAGGAGCTAGTACCATAGCAGATAAAGTGGGCGCAACAGGCGTAGCGAATAATCTAAATGGGTTTGCTGATAAAAGCTATACGACAGCAAAAGATTATTGGAATAACCCTAAGATAGAACAAAGAGCCAAAGACGAATGGGAAACTGGCTTTGAGCATGATAAAGGAGTAGCTATCGCTAAAGCAGGAGGCTCACTAGCTCCAGAGGTTTTGCCTTTTAGTTGGGCTGGTAAAGGAGTTCAATTACTCAGCAAGACTGGTGCATTTGCAAAGATGCCTTGGGTAGGCCGTCTTAGTGAATTCTTAGCTATAGACGTGAACGCTAAAAATGCGGGAGCTTTCGCAGGAGCTGGTGCGGGAGCTGAGCTTGCTAAAAGTGATGACCCTAATACAAGTGAATTAGAAAATGTAGGAAGAGAAATTATAGGATCAATAGCAGGAGCAGTCACAGTACCAGCTGCAGGTACTAAGGCACTCAATGCCTTATATAAATTAACTACCACGCCGCCTAAAACATTAGTAGCAGAAATTAGTGCTAATAAGTTTGCCAAAAAATATGGTGGTAAAACGGACGAAAAGGTTGTAGATATTGCCAGTAAACATGATCTACCATTAACCCCTGCTTTAGCAACCGATAGCGTAAAAGCAGCTTTTACAGAAAATAATAAACTAAGGAGCCAATACGCCTCTGAGGCTTGGAAGGCAGTTATAGACAATACCGATGAAACCGTTATAGATAAATTTAAAGATACCGTTTTAAAAGATACTTTAGGGTTAGCTACGCAACGTAGAGCTGATGAGTCTCTAGGTAAAACATTGTCAGACTCATTTAAAGATCAAACCCTCCAAAATTCTCAAGCGTGGACTAAAGCATCTAATGATAAGTATCAGCTAGCAAAAAGTATCGCTACTGAGGTTGATGTGTTAGCACCTAATAAGACATTAAAGGAGATAGATACATTATTAGAAGATTTAAGCTATGGCGACAAGACCAATGCAGCTAAGAACTCTATTATAAATACTTTAACTGAGTTTAAGGCGGGATTAGTAAATAATCAGATGAGTTTGAGAGATTTATTAGGGTGGGCAACAGATTTAAGTGAAAGATCGGTTAACGGTGAAAGTTATACTAAACTCCTAGGAAAAATTAGCCATACAATAAAATCAGAAATAGATGAAGCAGTAGGAAAGGGTATCTCGAATAAAGATTTTGTAAAATTATGGAAAGAGGCACAGAGTTATAACAAGGAAATGATTCAAACTAGAATTAAAACTGATATGGCAAGAAGTATTCTTAGCCAAGAATCCCCTAAAGAAGCTATAGCATTTATGAATAGCGCTCATAATGTTACACAATTAAGTAGAATCCTAGGAGCTGATCACAGCCCTAAAGCCGAATTGCTCATGAAGCAATTAAAAGGAGCGAAAATAGAAGATCTTTTGTATAGCAAAAATATCATCACTGCTGAAGGGAACTTGAATACCAAGCCATTTGTTAAATTGTTTAGCAAAGATAATTCCGATAAAGACTTGTTGATTGCTTTAATAGGTAAGGAAAATTACCAATTAGCAAAGCAGGACTTCGTTCCTTATATAGAAAAATTAGGTATAACGCGTGGTACTTTAAAAAACACTAGCAATACAGCAAATGTTCAAAGAGATTATAACTTAGATGAGCAAGCTAGCGGGCTCGTTAAAAATACTGTTATTGGAGCGGCTGTAGGTTCGTTAAAAGGACCTGGGACGGCAGCATTAGGAGCGACTGCGGGGGCAGCTAATTCGCTTAAAGCTTCATGGCAAATGCGGAATATAAGAAACTTATCCGAAAGCTTCATGGATAAAAGGAAGCTCGAAGCAGTTATAGAACACGGAAAAATGCCTAATAAAGGGATAAAAGCAAAAATATTAGACGCTTCTGAAAATATTTTATCTAAACCTCATATGCTATATAACGGGCTTAAGCCACTGCTAAATAATGGATTACCAGCTTTCGACCGCGACAAGTTCCTTGAAGACGTCAAGGACTCTACAGATCGCAGTTCTTTCATTTTTACTCCTGAGGAAATGAAGAAAATGCGGAAGAAGTGAGTTACATCAGCTGTCTACATATTTCTTGATAATTTCGTATATTTCATTAAGCAATGGAGAAACCTGACAAAAATATAAAAACAGCTTCTTGAACAAGTATAAGGTTAAGGTGCCTTTTACAATATTAAGAAGCATTTTTTTGCTAGGCTTGAACTTGCCAGTTGTAAGAAAACTCATTACGGGGGTTTCAAGGACCCTGATTTTAATTAACCGTAATAGTTCCTTAAGTAAAACCAACCAAAATTCAAGATCCACATTTAACGCCAATTCTAACTTATTAATGACGTATTTTTGTGAGGCCTGAACTTATAAGAATATACTACTAAACTGAGTATACTACAATGTTTTGGTTATACACTCCTGTAAAGATATATTTATTTCTTTATATACTTCTGTAAAGATATGTGTATTAACTCTGTGAGAGTCATATCATTTTCTAGAGCATAACGCTTGATCTCTTTATGAAAGCTTTTATTAATATTAATATTCATTTTCACCATATCAGGCTTATCTTGTAGTTGCTCAAGAGCTTTAATTTTGTTAACTGAGGGGCGGCCTGTTTTTAGTAATTTCATATTATTTCTTTTAGTTCATTTACTATATTAGTTATTTCTTGAATTGCTTCATTGTTGCTAGTATCAAACACAGTTTTTCCTTCTGCCGCTGATTTAGCATATATAATTCTTTGAGAAGTATAACTGCTCATTATAGGTAGCGCGTATCCTCCTAACGCTTCTACTATTTCTTTGCTTAAAGAAGTATTATTTATTTTTCTTGTAATACAGAAGTAAGCTCGCGGTTTATCATTAGCAATTTGTTGCCGTTCTTTAATAATTTCTACAAGCTCCGAGGAAGCCCATATATCATAAGGAGAAGGCTGCACAGGTATAATTATAAGATCTGCACATTTAATTGCTGAAATTGCCATGTTTGTTAACTGAGGGACACCGTCTATAATCACCCAATCAAACCCGCTTGCTATTTTAATAATATCTTTATTTAATGTAGGTCTATCTAATCCTATCACCGGTATTTCATTATTTCCTGCTGCATGCCAATCACGAGCTGAACCTTGGGGGTCTGAATCTATTAGCAATACTTTTTCTTGGTCAAGGTATAACTTATATGCAATATTGGTAGCTAAAGTAGTTTTTCCTACACCGCCTTTTTGATTTAGAATTGCAATAATTTTCATATAAAGATATCTACATATAAAGTTAAGAATATAAACTTATATCTTTATATAACAAAACCTTTATATGAGTAAACAATTATTCCGAGATATCGTCTTCATTAGAGAGAAAGCTAATTTTCAGAGCACTTAGCGCCTTAATGATAGTCACTGCGGCCAGCATTATTTCTAAAATTTGGGCTAGGCGATTAGGCTCAAGAACTGCTAGCCTTGTCAGGCAAAAAACAATAAGGATAGTGTAAACTAAAATGATTATTTTATGGACAGTGTTTTTCATTTTACTAGTTGTTGTCTATATATGTTATACTGACCTCTAAATAGGTAAAGCTTATTAAGCCACTCATTTAAGTTCTTGCACTTACCTGCGGCGCATACTTCTTTAAGTTCTACGGCAACCGCTTTCCCTGCAATAGGCATTTCAGGCAAATCAATCTTAAATTCTCCGGCACTATAGCTTGTCGTCATGCATCCGCTCAAGGTTGCCGTCAAGGTCAGTAGCACTAGTATTTTGCGTAACATTGATTACCTTTTTCTGAATATCTATTATTTTATCATGGATTTTTAAACCTTGTCGCAGGCTAGCATTCTCTTGAACTAACTTACTGTTTCTGCCGTATAAAAGCAGTCCTATAGCACCGAAAACTCCCATCCCGATTTTAGATAAGTTCTCGATAAGAAACGTCCACAGTATCATATTTCTTCCGACACGTTAAAATTAGAAGTGGTATTGTTACCTGTTAGTGAGACTTCATTATTTAGGACTTCAGATTCTACCGTATGAACGCTGTGCCCCATTATTTCGGTCATGGCACCGTGAGCGTTCTGATGAGTATCGCCACCAATTATGCTAAAGTCTAGTAGCTGCTTTCTTAGTTGTTCGTTCTCACTAGCAAGCGCAAGTTTATCTTTCCTCAAGTCTATTTTATCAAGTTTGAGTTCTTCTAAGCTTGTCTTTAATAAATCAACGATCCCCACCTTTTCGTCAGCTAAGCGTTTATACTCGGCAAGCTTTTCCTTTAACGGTGCTATTTCTTTTTTCAACTGAGAGATTTCCGTATCTTTCTGGGATAAGCTTAATGCGTTACTTGAGATTGTAGACTTTAAAGAACTAATCTCATTGTCCTTCTGAGACATACTCGAGCTATTCCCTGAAACTGTACTTTTTAACGAGTTAATTTCATTGTCCTTTTGAACTAAAGCATTCTTAAGATTAGCTACTTCCGACTCTAAACTATTTATTTTTATTCGTGTCGGGTGGTTCTCAAAATTAACTTGTTTCATAAAGAGATCCTCACACCTAAAGTTATATTATGGATGGCGTAGCTGCGGTTACCAAGCTTACGCAAGCCCCCTATAGTTTTTGTTTTATTGTTACCTAGGTTAAAATAGTTGTAACTGATCTCGCCAGTTACGTTGTCATTCACTTGGATGTCAGTGCCCAGAGTAAGTTTATAAGCAAAGCGATTAACTGACTTCCTGCTTTTAGCATCTAGAGAGTAATGTAAATTATCTTCCTGCGACACCGCATAACCGCTCGCAGACTCTTTTAGCTCAGCAATACCTATACCACCACCAACAAAAGGCGTAAGGCTACCATACGTGCCTATATCCTTGTATACATTCAGCATTAATGTATCAGCTTTAGTTTTTGAAGTTATTTTATAAAGGTCGTTGTTATAGTTGGTAGAGGTTTCATTACTACGGAATAAGAAATAGTAGTCTATAAGCAAATCGGCTCTGATGGAATTTGTAAGCTGATAGCCAACTCCCGCCTCAATTAATGGAAAGCTATCGGCTAATTTGTTCTTACCTTGGAACTCAGTATTGGAGAACTTGGTAGTTGCTATGTGGCTTAAGCCTACGCCGCCTTTAAGATAAAAGTTGCCTGCATCTATAGCAAGTGCGTTTGAAGCTAGCAAGCTGCTAGCTAACATTAATGTTGTAAGTTTTTTTATCATAATTAAATCTCTGTTATGGTTACTTTATATAATTCTTCAACTTGTTTTTTCTTTAGGTTGTACATTGGTGTCTTCATACCTTTTACATCTTCAAAGGTCACGGTCTCGTTGCTCCAAAATACCTGGAAGTCACAGACGTATTTTGTATTACCAGGTAAATGAAATGGAGTCTGCATCAAGAAAAGGACTACATCACCTGTTTTTCTTAAAGTTTTGAGCTCAAGATACCGCTTACGTTCTGCTTTAGAAGCAAACTTGAAGCCATCGCTCTCACACCTTACCGCATTAAACTTATGTTTAAGCATAGGCCCTGTTCAACCAACCGCTTAAGAACACTTTTTGCTCTGGCTTTGTAGCTGCTATTATCCTATAGTACCCTGCCGCTTCAGACTTTAACGCCGATAATAACTCTGTAGCCAACGTACTATTAATAGCAGCTATAGTTTGACCTCCTATAATACCATCTTCTACTACACAATTTCCTGTAGCTCTTAAGGCTCTTTGCAAGAGTTTATTGGCAGCTGTAGCCCCCATATTAATACTTAGGTCAAAGACCTTAGTCGCTATTCTAATATCGTCTATATTTTTGTAAGGCTGTGTATTCCAGAAATCCCGAAAGTAAATAGCTTTTGCTTGTTCTGGGGTTAGGTCCTTAACATCAAGATCAGGATAAGATCTTTTAGAAATGCCGTATTTGGTCTCACCACCTTTGTCAGAAGAGTTATTACTATATCCCCCTTCGTTAGTTAGGATAATATTTATAATTTGTTCAAACTTAATATCGATACTCATTTGCTACCGATATCTTCAAAGTTGATGTCTAGCCCAAATATACCTTTTAAAATTAACTCATCTACTTCTTCTAAGATATTATTTGGCCCGAATATATAATGAGAAAACACCCCTATAGCTATTACTACCCCGAGTAAAAAAGATCTATTAAAAATTAACGCCTTGAGTTTCTTTATCATAAAGAACTCTTAGGTTTGAATTTTCTACGGCTTTGTCTTGGGCAAGTATGAGATTGAACGTCGGCGAGCTTGGTTATTGTCTCGACTAGTTCTTTGATTGATTCATTATGATTTTTAAACTCTTTTAAGAGCTTGAAAAATACGGCAAGTAATAGCCCGAGTAGGGCTAACAGCCCCAGATACATTATAAATAACAGCAAAATAAAAACCTTCGTAAAGTCTACGAAGTATTATAGCGCATTTACTCAACTTTGCCAACAACTTTGCCTTGTAAATCGTATCTATCTGCACCTTTAACTCGGGCTTGTTTATATTTTTTGCTATTACAGAAGATAAAGAAGAAGTCCCGCCCCGTTTTAGCGCTCCAGCCTAGCTTTGCCACTACTTCTTGACGCACCCCTATAGCGAAAATTCGTATCCTTTTGTTATTGATATCAAACAACTTAGGGTATTTGGTACATACTTGTTTAAATAACCTTTTGTACTCCTCGTTGGGCATTAAGTTCGCTGTTTTCTTGAGCGTAGGCTTTTTAGGCTTAGCTTTAGGCATATTTGGTACTGAGGCTTTAAGATCCAGAGTAGCTTTAGCAGGCTCAGACTTTGAGGAAAATAAAGAAGCAGCAGATTCGATATTAATTACGACTTTGTTACTCAACGGCTGATGGGCATTAGCTTTAGCCGGAAGTTTTAACTTTAATGTAGGTCTTTTGGTTTCTTCGGTCATTTTGTTTTATTTAGACATAACTGCAACTGCTCTTGATGATATTTCAGCTTATCTTGATGATAGTCAAGCTGATCCTGAATCTTCTGCAGTTGTCCGCTAAGATTAGTGATACATCGTGTCTCCCTTGCTATAAGGTCTTCTAATTGATCTACCTTACTCATTCTTCAGTCCTAATTTTTATTTTTCAAATTTTTTACACATACTATCATAAGAAATATAAGCCCTAAGCCTGCTATTCCTCCTAAAAACACTATAGCAGGTGCATAACCAAGCCACGGAATTAACGGAAACGAAAACATATTATATATCCTTAATCTTAGTTAACACCATAATACTTTTGCGTATAGCCTTTAATCTTCGCTACGCATTCATCGATAACACTAACTATACGCTCTTGCATACTATCGTCTCGTGTAACTCGCTGGATAAACAAACTCTTACCGTTACCTTCGTGCTTCGGGTTATATAACACATAGTCGCACCATTTCCTATCACAGACAAACATATTAAACTGCATCTGTATATAATACTCACTAGGTATTGCTTGAACTCCTTTATCAGCAAGTTCTAATATCTGCCTGAAGTAATTATTGGAGTCGGGAACTTTGATCTCGATCATCCCATCATCGCCAACTAGCCCATCAGGGGAACACCCTACAAACTCACCAGCTTGCACAAATCCTACCTTTTGCACTTCATTTAATGTTGCAACTGTATACTTCATTAAAGCTATTTCCTCAAACTCAGACCCGCGAGTCATATGCTGACTTGTAGCCGACTCATCGCTATCGCATCTAGAGCCTGTGACTATCTCGCTAGCACGGTCATATAAATACTTCTCGCGAGCAGTAGGAGTCCCAAATAACTTAGCAGCACTCGAACCCGTGAGCTTACCAAGCCTTATGTCGTGCCACTCAGGGGCGCCCTGTATTATGTTCTCGTGAATCTGCATCTTTATCTCCCTTTTCTTGAACTTTAGAATTTATAACAGGGGGAGCATAAGTTTTCTCCAGACGTATTATCAAACAAATGGAAAAAATTACCCACATCACCGCTAGAAGAACGATAAATATGTTATACTTCATACTACACCTAACTTAAGTTATTACGCCGCGGCATTCTGTACCTCTAAGAACGTTTCTTTTAGTGGATGGAAGTTCTCTATGGCGCTGACAATGGTTTCTACTTTCGAACTATCTACACCCGCAAACTTGGCGAAGTCTTTAATGTCTAGGCTATTATCCTTGCAAAGAGCCATGAACTCCTTAACCGCTGTAGCTGCTGGTAGCTCCTTCTCCTTAATTTCTTCTTTCCGTTTATTGAGGCTTTGTGTGTCATCATCTTCAGTAGCAATGCCAAGCATCCCGCATAAAGCATAACGTTTAGCATATGTGACTCCAGCTCCTATTTGCTGCATAGCATTACACTGCTTCATTGCTACGCTCTCAAGCGGAAACTTTGACCTTAACCACTGACCTGAGTCGTGGAGCAGTACTGTGACTACTACTTTACCTGTTTCCTCTGTCTCTACGCTTTGGGTAAATGATAAACCGTTGTCATATAAAGCTTCTTCTATAGCCTCTACACAGCTTGTAAAGTCTGCATACTTGTAGCCGTAAGCTTGCTTACTCTTTACTACGGGTAAAAATACTTTTTTAGCTTTCCGTAATGCCGGAGCTAAAGCATCAATTTGTTCACTCATTAAGTTATTCATACTATCCTCAATTATATTATTTGATTGTAATCCCATTTCTCAGGTATGTAGAAGTTCAACTCATCGCTCTTTACAGTTCTGACTTTCTTGAAAGTCTTCTGATCCTCATAAGGCATATGAACAACAATTGCTCCATCTCTTTCTAGTTTTACCTTGCTCTCTTCTTGCATAAACTTATCTTGCCGTATTTTATGTTTCGTGTTATCTTTATACAATGTTTATTGTAGGTCACGATAAGCATTAAGAAGTGCATTTTTTTGTATTTTTTACTCCATATTTGAATTTTTACTTATCCGCTGTTTTTTTGGTTTTGTTAATTTCCTTAAAACAGCGGTCCAAGTTATTACCTCTTTACTTAATTAGTGTGCAAATTATCATCAGACATAATCTACTTTGAGCTAAGCATTAAGTAGGCATATATTAAGAACGAACCTATAATAACTGCCGTAAATATTCTTAAACGTAATAATTCAGACTTTTCCTTCTTTTCCATATTATACCCCCCTGCTTGAGTAGTAGTAAGCATTGGCTTGACGTCTCTCGAGGCTGCTATCAATAGCACATAGCTCTTCTTTTTCTTCTATAGCGAGTTCTAG